AAAAATTTTTTAAAAATTTTAAATGAATTTAGAAAATATAGATATAAGTAAACTACCTGCAGATGTCCGTAAAAAATTTAAACAGCTGCAAGTCATGCATGCTGAAAAAAAGATACAGAACAAGGCCAAAGAAGATTTTCTATCTTTTGTAAAATGTATGTGGCCTGATTTTATAGAGGGGTCCCACCACAGACACATTGCAGACAAGTTTAATAAATTAGCATCGGGCGAAATAACACGTCTGATAGTTAACATGCCCCCGAGACATACCAAGTCGGAGTTTGCCTCATTCTTACTTCCGGCCTGGATGGTGGGCCGTGATCCAAAGCTCAAGATTATACAAGCAACACACACGGGTGAACTAGCAGTAAGATTTGGTCGTAAAGCAAAAAATTTAATTGATAGTGAAGACTACGGTAAAATTTTTAAAACAAGATTACAGGAAGATTCCAAAGCAGCTGGACGTTGGGAAACAGCGCAAGGTGGTGAATACTTTGCAGCTGGTGTTGGTGGAGCAATCACAGGACGTGGTGCAGATCTTCTAATTATAGATGATCCACATTCCGAACAAGATGCACTATCGCCCTCGGCTCTTGAATCAGCTTACGAGTGGTATACATCAGGTCCTCGTCAGCGTCTGCAACCAGGGGGCAAGATCGTCTTGGTCATGACTAGATGGTCTAATAAAGATCTTACAGGAAAACTGATACAGAACCAAAAAGAAGCAAAAGCAGATCAGTGGCACGTGGTTGAGTTTCCAGCAATCATGGACCACGGATCAAAGAACCAAAAACCTGTCTGGCCAGAATATTGCTAACTAGATGAATTAGAAAAGGTCCAAGCAACACTGCCCACGGGTAAATGGAATGCGCAGTGGATGCAGAATCCAACAGCAGAAGAAGGAGCTATATTAAAACGGGAGTGGTGGATGAAGTATACTGATGAAGAGATACCACAGCTACAACACGTGATACAATCTTACGATACCGCGTTTTTAAAAAAAGAGACAGCTGATTACAGTGCGATAACGACATGGGGAGTATTCTATCCGAACGAGGACAGCCCCGCCTGTCTGATATTACTCGATGCGGTAAAAGGCAGATACGAGTTTCCAGAATTACGTAGATTGGCTCTTGAACAGTATGATTATTGGAAACCTGAGTCTGTTATAATCGAGGCAAAAGCATCAGGTCTGCCTCTGACATACGAGCTAAGACAGATGGATATACCGGTAGTTAACTTCACTCCGTCAAAAGGCAACGACAAGCATGCCCGTGTAAATGCTGTTGCACCTCTGTTCGAATCTGGTATGATATATGCGCCTGAGCAGAAATTCGCAGACGACGTTATCGAGGAGTGTGCGGCTTTTCCTTATGGCGATCATGATGACCTGGTTGATTCAACGACACAGGCGATTATGCGATTCAGGCAGGGCGGTCTGATTCAGCACCCTGAAGATTATATCGACGAAAAAGTCGAGCAACGTAAAAGGAATTATTATTAATGGCAAATAAATATCACAGGCAGGGTTTTTCAAAAGGTAAACTGGTTACAGAAACAGTTAAAAAAGCAAGAGAGGCTTTTAAAAATATTTACAAAACAAACAAGAAAAAACAAAACATTGTTGATCAGTTAAATAAAAATCTAGAAAAACAGAGAAAAAAGACAGGAGCAAAACCTGAACAGGAGCCATATAATCTAGATGTATATACTGATGTTATGGTATCTGACTTTGATAAAAAGACAGGTCCTTATTTTGATAGATTGAGAGCTAAAGAGAAAAAACTTAAACAATTAAAAGGTAAAAAATAATGAAGGCAATTCTACAATGGGTATTAAAAACTATGATGAAGGATAAGACCGGAGTCGTACAAACTTTACCCAACAAAGATCTAGTTGATTTTAATGTGGCCATGACTGCAGAAAGATTGATGCGTAATGGTATTGATCCAAACTCATTAAAAAATGCTAACCAAGTAGAAAATGCTATCAATCGAATAGAAGCACCGAGAAACGTGCAACAAGGAATTAAATCTACAAAATCAGCAAAAGTATTTAATATTAAAGGCGAAGAGTTAGATCCTAAAGAACCAATCATAGGCGGCACACAACCAGGTAAATCAATAGACACCGATGCTTTTATAAGAAATGCTGAGGCACAAGAGTTAGAAACAAAGATTAAAAAGAAATTAGAAAAAGGCAACAAAGAGAGTATTGCCAGAATAAGAGCAAGACAGAAAATGATTGAAGAAGCAATCGATAATGTATCACCAGGATTCTCTGGCGATTTAAGAGTTGATGCAGATTTAGTTGCAGAGGAAATGGCAACAAGAATGGGTAAGGTCTATGACGATCTTCCTGACCTAGAGGGAACAAGATTATATGGTGAAGCTTACGATGCATTATCTAAAAAAAGATTTGAAAGTAAACTAGATCCAGAAGACATGGCAACAGGAGGACGTGCAGGGTTTTCAAAAGGTTCTGGACTAAAAACTATATTTAATTTTTTAAACGAAAACAATCCACTGCAGGCTTACAAAAAATATTTAAAAAGTGTAGAGAATAGAATGAAAGCTGGCAAAGAGTTAGAGGTGGCAGGTGAGGTCATACCGATCGCTGCAGGTGGTGCGTTGATAACTAATCAGATGAAAAAAATTTTAAAAAAAATGAATGAAGAGCAGAAGAAAAAAATAGAAGAAGAGGCTAAAGAAGAATTAAAAAAAGATAGAATAGAACGTGCAAATGGTGGTCTTACACCCTCTTTTGAAGAATACATGCGAGAGAGACGAGGCATGGAGCAAAAAAGAAATTTAGAACAAATGTACAAAGAATATTTAGAAGATCTTCGTAGAAAAAAAGTTATGGAACAAAAACAAATGGTAGCAGATGGTGGTCGTATCGGTTTTAAAGATGGCATGACTAGAAGAACTTTTTTAAAACTTCTTGGTGGTATGGCAGCTGTGCCTATCGTTGGTAAGTTTTTTAAATTAGCTAAAGTTGGTAAAACAGTAACTAAAGTTCCGATGATTAAAACAGATAATGTTGCTGGTAAACCAGAATGGTTTGATGCATTAGTCAATAAAGTTATTATGGAGGGAGATGATGTTACTAAAAAATTTGCAACAGGTGAAAGACAATCTATTCACCAGAAAACACTTGATGATGGCTCCGTGGTCCGAGTTACAGAGGACGTGGACGATGGTGCTGTAAGAGTCGAGTATGAGAGTGATAAGAATGTTTTTGAGGATCCGGTTCAATTACAATATAAAAAACCATTACCGGATGAGGGTGATCCAAGACCAACAGCAGAGTTTACCACAGCAGAGTCTGGTCCGGTCGGAAGACAAGTAGGTCCCGATGATTATGATATAGATGTAGATGAGGTTGGTGGTACGAGTATCAGGGATCTAGATTCTGATGTATCGAAACTAAAAGAATATGCGACAGGCAAAAAACCAACAATGAAAGAACTTGTTCAAAATATTAAAAGAAGAGAGAAAGCTGCTAAAATAACAGAGGGTGGCGATGAGATGATAGATGCGGTTACCAGAAGACAGGGTGACTATGTTCCTGAACCAGATGATTTTGCATCAGGCGGTATTGCTAGATTGTTAGGAGAATAATGACTCCAAAAGAATACAAACAGATGATGGACTACCTGACTCGATCAGGTGTTAAAAAACAAGTCAAGTTTGCATCAGATATCGCAAGACCAGATCCAAAACCACGAGTGCAGGAGATAGATGCAATTAATGCGTTTATGAGACGTAATCCAATAAACAAAGCTGATGGTGGACGGATTGGTTTTTCCAACGGTTCAGATAGAGTTGTTTATAAAAAAATAAATAAATTAACAGATGCTAATAGAGCTAATTTTAAATACCCACCAGACCACAAGTACAAAGTACAAATACCTACAAGAGAAGATCTTGGTCCAGGGAGTTTAAAAACAGTTAGTGCTAAAACCAAAAAAGAATTAAAAAAATTAATAGATGAATCTCCTATTACAAAACTTGATTATTCAAAAGGTTTAATTAAAGAATCAGAACTTAAATTACCTAAAGGAGCAATTAGTTTTGATAAAAGTAGATATAAAATGCCAACGGGTGAATATGTAGGAAAAGGAAGAAATAGAAGTCAAATTTTTTCTCTACACTCTAAATTTAATCCTGATGGTGCTGTAAGATATTTTACTTCACCAGGAAGAAGATTATTCAATAGTATTGAGGAAGCAAAAGCAGGAAAAGCAAAAGTTTCTAAAGACATGAGTAGAGCTGTTAAAACAAAAACAGAAAGAGTAGCTAAAAACATAGTTAAGAATACTTACGAGATACCAGCAACAGGTGAAA